TGGAGTTTCCAGTCATAACCTCATCAATCACAGCGGACGTGAAACCAATCATAGCGGCACGACCATTTATGCGCTCGGCCATAGAAAGAAAGTCATTGGGGCGCTCAATCGGTTTAAGCGGGGGAGCCTTCACAGAAGAAGTAGTCTTCTTCACAGTCTTGGTCTTCTTCACAGACCTATTGGGTGCGAGGGCGGGCTTTGTGGATGCACGGATAAGAAGGCTCATTTATGGATAAGATATGATTCGATTCTTTAATATTCTTTAATTTACCGTGTCATCTCGTATATACATCGAAAAAACCATGAATGATACTATCATGGTAACTGCTCCAAATCCAAGCCAAAATGTCCCATTGGCAAGAATACACTTTTCTTCATGAACTGTATTCTCGTTCCAATTGACGGCCATTCATATAATAGTGTTATGTTTTTATTGTACAGCTCCTGTCCGCGACAAAAATATAATACGCCGTAATTATCGCAAGTGAAATCAATAAGGGAGTTTTTCGTTTTGGTAGCGCAATTAACAATAAAATATTAACCATCATGAGGTGTAAGTAAAAGAATTGTGCATATTCGGGTATGGCCCTAGACCATCGTTTTATGTTCATATTGCCCGGAAATGATACAAATACAGCGTCCGTGGGAATTTCTTTTTCTCTAGGACTAAAGTTTTTAAATATCGTATCACTTTCATCCACTTTAATGAAATCGTATTTTCCACACAATCTATTTAGGTTTATTTGATCATCTTTACATCCCATGGTAATCGCATCTTTCATCATCATTTTTAATTCCTTCGCGTAACCCATAAACATGCCAGCATTTCCTACATGTGTGGATGTACAAGTGCCAAATATATGTTTCGTGATAGCTTTCCCCATAAGTTGCGGATCTCTAGAAAGCAACACCCGACATTCGCACGCTTTGAATATTTCTTTGACACCTTCTATATTCCTATTTATCTTTGTGTCAAATCCATCCACAAATACGATTATATCATCGTCGCGCTTGGTTTTTAAATACTTCAATAATCCCTTTGTTTTATCCGAAAATCCATTCCACTTTGTACCCCATCCCAATACTTTCACCTTTACACCAAAATCGTTATTTATAAGGTCTTCAAACATACCAAATGATTTGTTGGCGTACGTAACAACTTCGACCATTGTTCTATAATTATACGTTACATTTTAATGCACCGAATATCAGCCATGCAATTACAACATCCACGGTATAATGATCTCTCGTGGCGACGGACATGATCGATGTTATCATCGGCCATATGGGCCACAGCGGTCTTCCTACAAAACTAGACAATACCAAGTTGAACGAAGTGTGTCCTGAAAACATGTGATCATTACAAAACCCAAATGGCGGTCTCATCTTACAATCCTTTGGACTTGGATACGTGGTCGCATACAGAGCTATAGCCCTAAAAAGATACATCATTCCCAACATAAGTATCATCGAGGTTCGTTTATCTAAACTCCATTTACTCCACAAAATCATAACAAAAAGTAACGGAACTAGGAGCATTACATCATTTATATATTCATACCTTGAGAGATCTGGTAATATACTGAAACCAACATCATATATCTTGTCACCTTTCGGTCCGTTGGCTCTCTTGGATGTTATGAAATATCCAATCATCAAATTAAACATCAATGATAACAACGCAAAAATATATATGAGCATTCTTATCATTAACTGATACTTTTTTTGAGTCTGGATCTACCAAGTTTCGATCTCGGTACCTCGTGCATGCAAAGCACGCGCTCTACCAATTGAGCTATAGACCCTTATAATTACGACGAGTTTTTTAGTATTTATTCACTGTCCAACGAGGTAATACTTTCACTGTCACTGATTAAATCTTCTTCGTCCAATTCATAATCGGAATCATCAGCTGATTCGTATCTACCATCTAATGTTTTTTTGTATAATCCGGTAGTTTCCAGTTCTTGCGTATCATAGAAGCCACATACCGTAGCTTTGTCGATATGTTCGACGTGTATATTAAAATCATATGTATCGTTGTTTATTTTTCTTAGGAATTGTACTCCCAGGATGTCACCATCCTCGTATAAAATACGAGCTATCGATACCACTCCATTATCTTCTTGAACATCAATGATCATCGTATTTATTTAAATATTTAAATCTTTAATAATATTAATGGATCACCTTAAAGAAGCTGGTATTAGCTTACTACGTCATTATCGGGTTAATCCTATACATGACGCAGTTATGTTTGATATCGATAGTACATTAATTTTCCCAAACGGCGATGCTAATAAACCCATTATCGAATTAGCGAGAGAGGCTCATAATATGAATTACAACGTGGTTATTATTACCGCTAGACCTCATTGGATGGAGTATGTTACTAGACACGAATTAATGAGATACGGCATTCCATATGATATTTTGAAGCTTTGTGATTACGATATGAAGGGGGATATGAAAAAATTATTAGGGTATAATTTTGTTCTGTCTGTTGGTGACATATGGGAGGATCTTACCGAAACTAAACACTGGATAAATGTTACTACACATCAATATCTATAAAAATTAACATTTCCATCTTTTTCCACAATTGAGACACGAAACAAATGTCGTCATTGGTTCATCTGCCGATCTCGTCTGTAACTGATAATATGTGGTCTTTTTTGACTTGCACTTACCGCAAGTGAAAAATCCCTCAACGCCCCGTAACGCCTCGTTTTCTAGCCTTTGTTTTTGTAGTTCTTTGAAAATTTTCTTTTCCACCGCCTTAGCGTATGGCCCTTGTGCCCATAATTCGTTTGGTTCAAAATTCATCAACTCTGCCGATTTAATTTTACCTGTTTTCACACTTTCTCTGAGACTTTCTGATTTGTCAAAGTTAAAACACAACGTTAGAAATTTTTGTCTATATCTATTGACGAAATTTTCATTATCCCATGCCGGAATATCCATGAGAGTCTTTGTGCGTCTAGTTGTCCAATTGAGGATTGATTTCTCGAGATTGATACATGTGGTACTATTCTCGGGAATATCAAGTATGCTTGATAACCGTTTGATGGCAAAAGCTCTAGTTTGCTCCCCCATTTTCCTTACTTATATAAAAAACCTACAACTTTAATTGACTTAGGCGAGCGGGCGACCTTCGAATTGCTTGGTACTTGTTTTACACGCACCAAAATCCTCCGGAGAACATCCATCGAACGGACCCGATTGGCGCTTTGCCGGGTTCGTGTTAATAGTGTCTCTCACATACTCACGTCTATACGGTTTATATCTGGATTTTCTATGTTTTATGAGGATCACAGCAAGGTATATAATAATCCCTATAACCAATATAGTCCAGAATTCCTTCGACAGTATATTCGTGATTTTTTCAATCATATACATTTTACTGATATTTTTTTATCGGATGAAAATAAGTTAAGTTAGATATGGTTTGTGCCATCCTGATAAATGAAGAAGAAGGTGAGATGCGAGAGATAAATTTGGATATTTCTCCAGAACGGAATGAAATTTATAACATTTTGGGGGGACGGGCTACATTTGTGGGGCAGTGGGAAGAATTAGACGTAGTTATAATCAAAAGAGCGAGTGATACCGGAACTTTAAACGTAAATAAACTTCCGCCACCATTTGATAAAGAGACTATATTGGGACCTATACTATTAGTTCGTATGGATGAAAATAGCGATAGTCAGGATTTCGCACTATCTGAATACAGAGATTTCTGCTTATTCGGAAGTGCTTACATTAGTCGCTGATGACGGGTTTGGAGGAATCCAAGCCTGGTGATTAAGTACAGCTTCTGCGTATCGCATTCCTAATGTGAAATGAACAAATGCCCATTCATAGAAATTTTCTAACTTGACTGCTTTTCCATCTATTCTAAGAGGATTTTCATTTATTATCTTCTTAAAGTCTATTCTTTGATCAATTTCCTTTAGTTTCATAGCGTTTCCAGCATTCTTTAACCACATAACGTGCTGTTCATCACTCGGATCGAAGGCGTATAAAAATCTTTTTGAACATTCGCCTTCATCTGGTTTTTGAACTCTGTTTCTGTGCGACATTATATTACTATTTCCCCTTTTCTATAAGCTTGTTTTTATCTATACCACTATTGACCCGGCTGAGTATTTTATGTCTCAGACTCCTAATTTCATATTTAAGCACCTTCATTGTTGAATGCATTTTACATTTATCTTCTAGATACTGTTCTATCCACTGTTTCTTTTCCATTAGAACCGGCTTGGTTTTGATATGCCATGTGGATAACTCAAAGGTCATATTTTCACATAAATTGAATGCTTCCATCAATGCGTCATAGTCCTCGAAATTGCCCTTCTCAATCACTGGCCTGATCTCGTAAAGATCCGCTATGAGCTCGTCCTTTTCATCACGAAATTCTTTGAGGAGTTTTAATTCCTCTTCGAGCATTCTTATGTTTATCTAAGATTAAAACTCTTATGCCCATTTTACCTTCATGTTATACTCGAGTGTGTCACAATATTCCTGTAAGTCCCCTACTCCATCCACTTCCTGACCACTAAATGTTACATTCTCTGTCCCCTGGTCTGTAATAAATCCGAAATTATGTACATATAAATAAGAGGTTCCCGTGGTTCTCGCCAGTATATCAAGCGCGTCTCTATTGTACGTCACAATGTCTAAATACTCTTTTACACTTTCGGGCGATCTCTTCTTGTATGAGGTAGTGGCGACAAACTTTGTTAAACTTTTAGACATATCCATATTTGGCCATTTACCATATTTAGATCTATGATTGGCTAGATAATCTATAAATAATTCTGTTGTCGGTCTATCCCTAAATGTCAAAAACCTCGTTTTACCTCTCGGATCGACTATTACCAAGTGACCACCCGTGAGATTCATCGTTACACAATTAAACTCCATATTGTAGTATACTCTTGGTATATACTGAGACTTCTTTTTTAACTGACTTATTCTCGGTTTGTTCCGAAACTAAAGTGTATATTTCTATTGGGCATTTCTACGCGTTGTTGGTTTTGTCTACGAATTTGTGTATCTTCTCTTCCATTTAATGCCTCGTTTACACCGGCAATTGGATTTATTTCTGGATCGTCTAGTAATGATTCTAATACACTTCGCGGCTGGAATGGTGATCTCGATGGTTCTGCCAGGGGTCTATATACATGTTCAAACCTGGACACCCTTGTTCGCAATAATTCTCGTTTCAATGTAACCAATTCGTGTCGCAATACTTCGATAACTTCGAGAGATTCTAAATAATCATTCGTCAAATTTAATAAATATGTATCCTTGCTTGCGTCACCGGACGCATATATTCTTTTTAGATTGTTACATAGATCAAGATACACACCTTCCGGTAAGGCATCCTTGTGTTCATCGAGAGTTGACATCACATGTCGTATCGGATCCGTTGTCATTGTATATATTACTTATATATTAATTTATTACTTTAAGATATATGAACTATCCACGGACATCTGGTCAGTTTAGATATTCTATCGCATTGCAATCACCCAAACCAATCGTAGTTGTTACCGGTCCCGCTGGTACAGGCAAGACTTTAATGGCATGTGATTATGCCATGGACGAGATATATAACTATAATCAGGTTCGAAAGGTTTTATTGACTAGACCGATTGTATCGGCAGATGAATCGATTGGATATTTGCCCGGTGATGTTGATAATAAGATGGAGCCATGGACAAAACCTATGTATGATATCTTCGGCAAATATTTAACAAAAAACCAAATGGATAGACATATTACAATAGAACCACTTGGTTATATGCGGGGTCGAACCTTTAGTAATAGTATAATTATTGCTGATGAAATGCAAAATAGTACATTTACGCAGATGAAATTGTTATTAACTAGAATAGGAGAGGATTCCAAATTAATAATCACAGGTGATTTAAATCAGTCAGATTTGGGTTCAGATAATGGGTTAGAACAGTTATTATATAAATTAAATGGGTTGGATCTTGATTACATTACACACGTTGGTATGGATACAGATGATGTGATGAGACATCCCGCAGTAGAAGAGATTCTCAAGGTTGTGAATATATGATATATTTTTTTAATGACTGATTATATATATGTTTGTCGTGTACTTATTAATAATAGTAGTGATAGTGATATTTATAAATCGTAGGACGACTAGACATAAATTTTGGGATAAACAACCCGTATCTAGAAATGGCATCGAGGAAGGTATAATATCTAATATACCAGAACCCCTTCCGGTGAATGACGATTCTTTGTCTATAGTAAAATTAAATCCCAAAGATAAATTTGTTCATAGATTTTTAGTTGAATTTCTTACGGAACATTATGTTAAGGATTGTGTTTATAGTTCGAATTATGTATCATGGTATTTGGAAAATTTAAAACCAAATAATTTATTAGCTTTGACGCATGATAATCATAGAATAGGTACAATATTTGCTAAACCATATACTGTAAACATCAAAGGGGATATATTACCCAGCCATTACGTTGATTTTCTGTCCGTACATAAATATTTTAGGAATAGAAGCTACGCCCCATTGTTAATTTCACATACCGCCAAGGAATCAAGTGATGAGAAGTATAAAACTTTTATATTTAAGAAGGAGGACAAACCGTTACCATTTAATTACATAGCTAAGTGTCGTTATTATGTATACGACATTCCACGTAAGGTGAATAATATCACGAGTAAATATTCACTCACCAGA